GGCCGGGCCGTCATCGCCTGGGGATGGAACAAGGCCAGGAAGGAACACCTGGCCGGCCGGCCGCATTGTTATGTTTGCGGCCATCGTTCGAAAAGCCTTCGATGCCATCCAGGCGATGTCGCCGGAAGAACGACTGAAGTCGATTTCGACGTTCAGCCGGCGCGTTCAAGAAATCTGCCGGAACGAAATGCCGGCATTGCCGGCCCTGGCGCCGGCCGACGATGTCGCGCCGGATCCGTCGGAAGTCTACCAGGATCTTCGCGCGCTGAAACAAGGGCGGCGGATGCACACTTCGCGCGTGAAACGCCTGGTCGACATGAAACTCATTTCGAAGCGATCGGAAATCGGCGACACCGTGTTTTCCCTGACGAAACGCGGCCGCCGATTCATGAAGAAACCAACGGCGGCGAACCTGGAATGATCGATGGAATGTCACAAATGCCCCGTAGGCGATGCGATCGCCGCCGGCATATACAGACGAACCCCCTGGGATAAAGTCCCATGTTCGAAATGCCATCCTAAAAGCGGAAGTCATCACGGTCGAAGTCACGTCGCGATTTTTTCGTCGGCGAATCCCGGGGAAGCGGAACTGGACGTCGATCGCGTTTTCGATTTCAACGGGGATCCGGCCGTCGTCCACGATCCGGCCGCGGATCCGGTTGTCGAAGGGATGGCGTTTCTCGCTAAACAAATCCTGGCCCTATCACCGCGGACCAGGGAAATCGTCCTGGATCGCCTGGCGTATCCCGACCGTCCCCTTCGAATTGTCGCCGAACGTATCGGGATTTCGACGTCATCGGCGCATAATCGCCTGAAGAAAGCGCGCCGGAACTGGCCGGCCCTGGCGTACGCGATCGCGATGAAATCCTGGTCCTGGTCATCTCAAGAAGCGGAAAAACCGGCCTATGGTAGAAAGCGGACAATGCCGACGAAACAACGCGCCGCCGTCGGCCGGCGAAGGGGGATGAACCATGCCACCGTTAAAGAATCCGCGTCATGAACAGTACGCCGTCGCCCGATTCAAGGGCGAAACTACCGTCGAAGCCTACCTGGCCGCCGGTTATGGCGGGAAAAAAGCGAACGCCGGACGGAAGCGCCAGAACGCCAAAACGAACGCCCACAAGATCGAAAACCGGCCCGACGTCCAGGCCAGGATCGACGAACTGAAGGCCGCCGTCGCCCAGGGCGCCATCATGGAACGCCAGGAAGCGGAAGAAATCCTGACGCGCCAGGCGCGCGGGAAACTGACCGACTACCTGGAAGCGAACCTGGACGGAGTTTGGCATATCGCCCTGAACGACGAACTTCCGAATCCGGAAGCGATCAAAAAGGTCACCTCGAAAACGATCTACAATCCGACGGGGGACGTCGGCGCGATCATCACGACGCTAGAACTTCACGATCAACGGGACGCGATCGTCGCCCTGGCAAAAATGAAGGGATGGCAAGCGCCGAAACGGATCGCCCTGGACCTGAAGAAACACCTGGACGAAATGACCGATGACGAAATCGAAGCCTTTGTCGCCGCGGCGGAAAGCGATCCTGGCGGCGAAGGATAGACTGGCGCTCCGACGCGGGGCTAGGTCATCATTCCTGGAATTCGTCCGTTTCGTGTTCTGGAAGCCCTGGCCATTCCTGGTCGGCCAGCATACCCGCGCGATATGCGACGCGATCGACAAAGCGATCGACGACTACCTGGCCGGCAAATCGACGAACCTGGATATCGTCGTTCCGTTCCGACACGGAAAATCCGACCTGGTATCGCGCGCCCTTCCGCCTTATTTCCTGGGCCGTTGCCAGGCGGCCGGTCTGGATCCCGATGTCATCATGTCGGGATATGGCGCCGACCTGGTCGAACAGTTTTCCCGGGATGCGAAAACGATCATCAAATCGACGAAGTACCACGAACTGTTTCCCGACGTCGCGATCCCGCGCGGCGACAATTCCATACAGTCCTGGAAGATCGCCGGCGGAACTGGCCGGGTCACGGCGACCGGCCTTGGCGGATCCCTGGTCGGCAAAGGCGGCGATCTGATAATCGTCGACGATTACTGCAAAAGCCGCGCGGAAGCGCGATCGAAAAAGTATCGAAAGACTACCTGGTCGGCGTTCCAAGATGTCCTTTCCCGCCGGGCCCCTGTATCGATCGTGATTATTTGCGCGACGCCCTGGCACGTAGACGACATCCGCGGCCGGATCAAAAAGGAACGCGAAAAGAACAAGGATTTCCCGAAATTCCGGATCCTGAAATTCCCCGCGAAGGATCCCGAATCCGGCGCTTTCCTGTTCCCCGAACGGTTCCCCGATTCCTGGTATCGCGAACAGTACGCCGCCCAGGGATCCCTTTCGGCCGCGTTGCTGGACTGTTCGCCGGTCGTCGAAGGCGGGAACCGTTTCCTGGTCGACCGGATCCAGTATCACGACCTGAAGGAAATTCCAAAAGGGAAGTATATCCGCGCCTGGGATCTGGCGTCGTCGGCGAAGGAACGCGATTCCGATGATCCGGATTATACCGTCGGGATCCTGGGAACCGTCGTCCTGACAACGGTCGAACGGGACGGTTTCCAGATCATCAAACACGACCTATGGATCGTCGACATGGTATTCGTCCGCGCGGAAGCGACCGAACGGAACAAACTGATCCTAGACACTACGAAGAAAGATGGCCAGGCCGTCCAGGTCGTAGTCGAAGCGTTCGGCGCATATAAGGATACCTATGTCGAATTGAAACGAACCCTGAAGGGCGTCCGGTCCGTTTCGAAGGCGAATCTACCAGGGGACAAGTCCGCGAAACTGGCGCCCGTCGAACCGGTCATGGAAGCCGGCGGCGTCCACCTGGTCCGCGCGCCCTGGAACGACCTATTCGTCCAAACGTTCCGCGAATTTCCCGACGGGGATCACGACGATCCGCCCGACGCCGCGGCGATTGTGTTCGACTTTTTTACCAGGGAAAAAGATGGTATCGCGTTGCCTGGCCGCGGTAAAAGGATCGCGGCCCAGGATCCGGACGCGATCTTCGCGCGCTGAAACGATGGCCTTATGCAAAGGGGAACATCATGCCCGAAACCGCCGATATTCGCGCGACGCGAAAACACAAGATCCTTTCCGACCGAAACGAACAATTACGGCGGAACCTTATGGCAAAGGCCGGCGGCGGCGCGTATATCACCGCGCGCCTTTCCCGGTTTCCGTGCGAATCCGACGCGTCCTGGAACGGCGATGGTTCGGGGATCCAGGGCCGGCCCGATCGTTCATTCCTGATAAACTACGCCGGCCGGATCGTCACAAAGGTCAATCAATACGTTTTCGGCCAGGACGTCGGCCGGAACAACGTCGACGAAACGTTCGCGGCGGACGCGACCAGGACGGGCCTGACGGTCGATGAATTTATGCAGAACGTTTCCGGCAACTACACGGCCGGACAATGGGACTGGATCGGCGTCGACCGCGGAACGCCTGGCATCGATCCTGCAACCGGACAACCGGCGACCAGGTCCGTCGCACAACGCGAAGCGGAAGGCGATCGGATATTCTGGACGCTATGGAAATCGACGGAAGTCGTCGACTGGCATTTCGGCCAGGATGGCCGCCTGGTTTGGTTGATAACGCAAGAATCGGTTTATGAAAACGATGATCCCGCGACCGCGGCCGTCGAAAAGGTAATTCGGACTGTTTGGGAACGCGGGAAGGGAACGCGACTTTACCTGGATCCGGATGATCCGGAAAAGGTCGTCCAAACTGAAGATTTCACAATTTCGGCCAAACTGGTCCCGTTCGTCCCCGTCGGCGTTCCATCTTCGATGCCGTATTGGTTCGACGACGTCGAACGCGTACAGGCCGCGTTGCTGAACCTGGAATCGGCTCATCATGAAAATCTAATTCAGACCGTGTTCCCGCAACTGGTCATCACGACCGATCTGGTCGATGAAGTCATGCGCCTTTCGGATCGATCATATGATGAATCCCTGGAAATGGTCCGCGGCATCGAATACCCGCTTATGGAAACGAAGGAATCCGCGGGGATCACCCGATACCTGACGCCGGCCGCCGGCGACCTGAAGGCCATCCCTGACGAAATCCTGCGCCGGCGAAAGGAACTGTTCGAAATCGTCGGCCTGGCCCTGGGGAAAAGCGATTCCGGCCAGGTCGAAAGCGCCGAATCGAAGGCCTGGGATCACCTGGATCCGGCCGCGACACTTCGAACCAGGGCGATCCTTTTGGAAGATGTCGAAAAGAAGGCGATCGGAATTTCTCGGGAACTGGATTCGACGTTCGCCGAATATGAACCGGAATACCCGCGGCAATTCAACCTGGTCGACGTCGCCCAGGATATGAAAACCCTGGTCGAATTGTCGGCGCTGGAACTCCCCAGGTCCGCGATCCGAGAATCGATGCGGATATCCGTCGAAATCATGGACCAGATCCGAAAGATCCCCGACGACCGGAAGGCCGAAATCCTGAAGGAAATCGACGAAATGGACGACGCGACACTGGACAAGATGACCGCGCCGCCGGCCGTCCAGGTCGTCCAGGGGAACACCGGCGACCAGGCGGATCCCGACGCCGGCGCCGCCTTCGATGCCGACGACCAGGCGGAATGACGGACTGAAATCCTGGCCTTTCATGAAATCGCCTTCGCATTGTGGCGTTTGACAATGCGGCCGGATCTGGATCCGGAGAAAAATCCTGAAAGGACACGACATGAACATCGCCGCAATCCTGAAGAAAGTCGCGAACGGGGAAGATTTGACGGACGTCGAAAAAAAGGCGCTGGCCGAATACGATCCCCAAAAGGCTATCGATGACGCGGCGGCCGCCGCCAGGCGGAAAGCGGAAGAACGCCAGGCGGAAGCGGAAAAGGAAGTCGAAGGATTGAAAGCATCCGTCGCCGACCTGACCGCGAAGATTGAGGATGCCGGCAACGCCGGAAAATCCGATCTTGAAAAGGCCCAGGCGGAAGTCGAAAAACTGGCCGGCCGCGTGAAGGAACGCGATGAACAAATCGCGAACATGACCGCGGAAGTGGCGAAGCGGGAACGCGAAGGGAAGATCGGCGCGATCATGGATGGATCCGGAATTACATTCATCGAAGGGGTCGACAAAAAGATCATGAAAGGCGCTTTTGTGACATCGTTCGCGAACCTGGACGACAAAGACCTGGATGACCAGAACGTCACCGGGCCCCTGGTCGAAGCGTTCCGAACGGCGAACAAGGCGACGATCGTCGATAAATCCGGACACGGATCCGGCGGGAACGGTCACGATGGATCTGACGGATCCGGTCCTTCAGGGGACAAAACACCGGATAAACAAACGACTGAAGAAAGGGCCGCGGCCGTTCGGAAAATCCAGTAACGGATCCGGCCAGGGAGAAAAAGTCATGGCAAATACATTCATCACTCCGACGCTAGTCGCCAGGGACGCCGCTATCGTCCTTCATGATCGCCTTATGACCGGGAACATGGTTTCCCGCGAAAAGGAAAAAATTCTTCAGGCCAACAAGGTCGGGGATACCGTGAAAGTGACGGTCCCGGGAACCTTCACGGCGGAAGAATTCACCGGTTCGACGAACGCCCAGGATGTCACCGAAACAGAAGTCGATCTGACCCTGGAACATCACTTCGACGTTCGCGTCGACCTGACAACCAAGCAAAAGTCGCTGGAACTGGACGGTTTCACGCGCCTGGTCACGATCCCGGCGATGGACGCGATTCTGGACGCGATCGACACGTATTTCGTCGATACAATGGTTCGCGGTTTCGCGCGGAATGTATCAGGAACGGAAGGAACCGATCCGTCGACGAAGGCGCATATCGTAGCCGGCCGCAAGATTCTTCAGGACAACAAAGTCGTGAAGAACGGCCGCCTGGCCCTGATCGATACAACCGCGGAAGCGTCGTTCTTGCAACTGACCATGTTTTCGGACGCCGATTTCGGCGGCGATGGTCCCCTGGGACTTCGCGAAGGC